CACAGAGTCAAGGCTTGCCTGAAGTCTCTTGGTATCAATATCCGTCTGTTTAGACTCTTCATCAAGATCAAGTTCCTTATTGAAGATGAACTGGATCTCTGGAGAAAAGTGTTTCCAGATAATCTCCCGGTTTATGGCTTCCTGGAGAATAAGAAGAACGGGTCTAACTCCTTTGGATTTGTGGATTTGCATCTGCTGGATTCCAGTCGCGCGGTTGAGATCCTCTGTGAATCCTAGTTCAGAGGGTGTCAGTTTATAGACCGCAAAGATCATCTTAGCGAACCACTTCTGAGAATCCAACCATTGCATCTGTTGACTGGTGAAGGGCATGGACTGAACCTTTGCTCCTCCTCCGGTAATAATCCACTTGTTATATTTGCGAGGACCTCTTAACTTAGCCTCGTAGTAGGCCTGCATCCTCCTGAGTTCAGTCAGGTCGGTTACATCCGGAAGGTCAATCTGACCCCCAATGAAGAGACCATTCTTCCAGTATTTGGACTGAGCGAGCGTAGAATCCGTCATGTAATCCAGTACGCTTTCAATCACACTGAGATTGGAAACTCCATAAGGTTCTCTAGCGGAGGGAGCCTGTTGAAGGTAGATTAATTCATCCCTCTTGAAGTGGATAGGAACTCCCTGCGGATTAATCCAAGCATATTGCCAGTATCCTCTGAGGTTCTTATATAGGTCCACGTCCTTGAGAACGCTTCTTCCATCCAGAGCGATCAGTTCCAGAGGAGGAACATATTTCTTAATCTCCCTGTATTGGTCATAGGCCTTAACTGGAAATACCTTAACAATTACTCCAGAATCATAGTTAATGAGGTCCGGTAGACACTGCCTAAGAATCTGTCCGAAGCTTTCCATCCAGGTCCTTGAGGAGAAAAACTCCTTAGTGGCCTTGGAGATCTTCTCATCTACGTCTTCTCCTGCATCCACAGGAACAATATCCCAGTCGGCTCCTGCAATACTGTCTACGATATGCTGAACACACATCCTTACCCAAACACTGGTTTCGAGTGGTTCCAGCCTATCATAGTCGATGGATCGAGGTCTTCCATAGGGAGGAGCTAACCAGAAAGCGTCTGTGTAAACTCCTTTTCTTTGACCTCCCTCCTCGGTAGTACCATCTCCCCACATCTGGTTCTGATAGTAGTCTGGAGAGAGGGGTATATCAGTAAAGTTTATACCTAAAGATGTGGTGACACTGCGTCCTACACCTTGGCTTACTTTTTGACCTACCTGTTTTAATATATCGAGAATCATTTCTTACTCCTCTTCTTGTCTTGTTTTACTTTATATATGTGGGGAGGAAACTGGGGAATGGCTTCGTTGCATACATCGCATATTCCATTCTTCTTAGGAAGTACCCCAGATGATGTTCCATACTCTTCTCCACAATCACAGAAAAGATATTCGTAGGCTTCGTCCTCTCTTATCTCGTCATAAGGCCTATCCGTTTCAACCACCCCGATATTACTCTCTATTCCTAGAGCAACATGGAGAATAATCAGAGCAAAGCTGTCAAGCCGGTCATCGTGCTCAGCAAAAGGAAATTGAACCCACTGCTTAGCGAATTCCGGTACTCCACAGAGTTCCGTACTCCTAAGCAGCACGCTCTCATTCTCGAAGTGCGGAGAAATGCTGATCATCTTAGTTACTTTGTCCTTTACGGTTCTGACCCCTACAGCGGGAATCCATGTGTCCTTTCTTATCTCCTGTGCCAGTGCTGCTTGATAAACGTTGTTCTCTATCAGTACCTTGTGGGCCCGCATACCCTGTTGAGCCCAGTATGTGTAATTCTCCTTCAGCTTATCCTGCTGAGTGGGGAAATCCCACCTACCAGCCACAGAATCGATATAGAAGATCCTATGCGTAGGCCTGTGATATCCAGCCAGGGTGAATACGGTTTCATCTGCCTTCTCGCTTTCGCTGATGGCCAGGTCTCCTCCAATATAGAAAACGAGATCCTCAAGGGGAGGCATTGAGGCCCACTTATAGTAGTGAAGCCAGTCCACCTTAAGGAACTGTCCTTTCATACCGGAAGGGTCATTCTGCTTTTCTCTGTCGAAAAGAATACTACCTGTCTGCTGACGGTCAAGAAGAAGTACCTCAATAGGCCACTTCTCCGGCCACAGAACCTTGTAGGCTCCAACGACTTTTACTCCACTGATAAACTGCTGACCATCTTCGTTGGTGGAATAGATGTATTCCCAGCTTTCTGGATAGGTAATAATTGCCTTATCTATCTGCTTCTGCCAGAGTGGATTGTCTATAAGTTCCTGATAAATATCTGCATAGTGTTTCCTGGTTCCTGAAACAAACCACTGTGTATGAGGTTCACAGAGTTGTCCGATGGTACCGTAGAACCAGTTGGCCAGGTCTTCCATCCTGGTCTCAGTTTTGGTGTTTTCATCATCAATAATATCATCACAAATGATGATATCGAAGTGACCGCCGGTAATGGATCCTTCTGCACCCACACACTCTACTGTGGGATCTTTAAGGTTACTAGCTCCTTCGGTCCTCACACACCAGATAGGTCCTTTATTGTCACTTAGCATTAAGTTGCCGTAATCCTTCTTGATGAGTTCGTTGTTTCTTAACTCATCTCGAATGGTTTTAAGCAGCTTATTGGACTGTCTAGAGGTCTTAGATACTAAAAGAATCCTCACATTAGGGATATTGCAGATCGCCCATACCGGAAAGGCATGGCAGAATACTGTGGTCTTCCCGTGGTCACGTGGACTAAGCATGAGGTGCCTTTTTCTAAAGCAATAATCATACCACTTCTTCTGGTGTTTAGGAACATCCAAACTAAGGTAGTATTTAGAAAAAAAGGCGATTGAATGTTTTGCAATCTGCTTAGGTTCCAGACCCTTGAGTAATTCCAGCTGTTCCGGAGTAAACACCGGGGAATCGTCTTTTGGTCTTAAACATAGGCCTTTAACTATCCGACTCGGTGGCAATGAAATCTCCGAACTTCTTTATAAGTTCTGGATCGTCCACTTTGATGTGGTGAACATGGTCTTTCTTCTCAGCAGCAATATCCAGGAGACCCAGTTTCTGAGCAACCTCTATCTCTTCCTTCTTCTTTGTGGCTACAAAATTCAAACAGTCAAGTCTTCCTCCATGGCCTTCATCATCTATCTTTTCTTCGTGCATTCTTGTAGCTTCATCTACAGCCCAGTCTACTCGGCCTGAGTAGTCCAGGAAAGCCAATCTAGTGGCCTCTTTAACATCCTTTAGAATATCCTGATTCTTGAGGAATTGGATATCACAGTTTATTACTTTAATGAAGACTCCTTCTTCATCAGCCATCTCCTGGACGGTGAATCCGCCTTTGAGAATATATTGTTTTACTCTCTCTCTTCTAGCGGCGTTGGAGATAGCAGCTACATTTGGGCAGTTCTCTGGGATAATTAGTTTCTTTTTCCTTGCCATGGCATTACACCCGCTAATCTATAGGTGTAATATTAGACCCCATCCTATAAAAAAGTAGTCAGTAATTCTGGAGGGAATTACTGTTAAATGGTGGACCAGGGGATGTTTCGTCTGAATTTTACATTCTTAGCCTGGATCAGTTCTATGAGAGTTCGTCCACTGTTGAAATGGACCAGGAACAGATAGGACCCTTCTTGCTCCACTAGTTTATCGTGGGTTCCTCGATCCATCCTGAACATCCCTTCTCTCTCTTTGAATCCTATTCCTATAGTTTCCTTGCAGGTCCTTACTTCTACTGGACCTTCCAGCATTTCTTCCACTTAATCACCCCTAACTTCTTGGTTATTTTTATACTGGTCGATATCAGAGGGTATGCGGCCTGAGAACCCTAGTACCAATAATACTAGGATAGTAACCATAATGCACGTTACTACGATGATTATAGGAGCTGCTAGAAGGAGAATAATCCACTTATAGTGAATTACTCCAAAGGCCGCGAGGCATATTCCTACTAAACAGTTCCATACCCAGGTTGCTATAGCCCCGATCCACAGGGTCTGTCCTATTCTTAAAGTTCCAGCGAATACTTTCACTCGTCTTCTCCTCCTGGTGTTCCTATTTGTGTTCTGAATGAGTGGTCATCCAAGGCGTTCATCATGGCTATAATCTTACTCCGGTCCACTCCCGAGGATCTTCCAGTCTTAGGTCGAATCTTCTCTGGAGGAAACAGGTCATGCTTGTTAGCGAAAGCCAAGAAGAATACCTGGATCTCATCTGCAATAATAGTCTTGTAGAAGTGGTATTTGGCCCTTATCTCTATGGCTTCGGCTTTGGTACAGTCCATCCCTAACTTAGTCTTCCGGTCCTCTTTAAAGAGGACTCTATCCCCTACCACGGAGAATATTACCTGGCCGAGGAGCCTTTTGGAAAGTGGGTATTGGGTTTGGTACCTGAACCAGGTGAAGATTTGCTCGGTCTCTAAATCTAACTCGGCCTCTGATATCCCGTATTCGGACATCATTTTCTCCACCATATCTCTGGCGTTCTCCTGTTCTCCCCCTACCCCCTTTAGGGCCAGATTCCTGACTTTGTTGATCCGGTCGATAAGGTCTTGTTTGGAGGTCATTATTAGGCCTCCATATTAGTCATCTGGGCAGCATATTGTTTCCAGTATTTGGGTAATCTTGCCTTGAGGTCTCCTGCTTCGTCTAAGGAGATGTGGCCTCCCTTCTCGATCCTTTTAGCCAACCTTGTGACTATAAAGGCGTCGGCTTTAGTAAGGCCTGCTCCGTTTTGCTCGATTGAGTCTTTTATCTGCTTCTCCTCTTCGAGTTGGAATTTGTAGATCCTCGGTATCCAAACCAACTCGAACTCGAGTGGGAGAGCTTTCTGAATCAGTGCACGAATTTTTTCCTTAGTTTCCTTCCTTGCGTTCTTCTTGCTAACCATTGTAAATTTCCTACCTTATAGGCATACTTACTATAATGAGTACAAGTATTTAAGGCTTTCCTGTTAACAGGTGAACTACACACAAGAGGCAGAGTCCTATTACAAAGATGGCAAAACTCATCAATACTCCCATCTCCTCACCTCTTCTTAGCTGCTACCCTGACATCCTGGATTGACTTAATCCTATTCCACAGGAAAGAGGAGATTGCCATGAAGTCCTCCAATTCGGATTTTATGTCTACAAGTTCCTGGTCGGTTATTGGTTCTCCGTTTAAGGCAGGAGGGTAGAGGGGTGTTAGAACCTCAAGGCTTTCATGAAACTCCTCGAGGTATTTATCCATTAGGTACTCGAGAGGGCAGGTCTTCCAGGAGTCTCCTTTCTCCTGGTCGTGAATCTTGATCCTTTCTTCCACCGCCATGGTGGATAGCATTAGTTCCTTCCGGATACTTGAGTCTCCCATTCCATCAAGGGTATAGGTTCTCATGTTACCTCTTCACCACCCTTCTGATATCTGTGGGGTGTACATTTATCTCTCCTCGGTTGAACCTCTTGTAGATCCCGCAGTCCTCCTGGGGTAGTTCTCCAGTACAATATTTCTGAGCAACTGTAAAGTTCCCGCACTTTCCTCGATACTTGCATTTCTTTGGTCCGAATACTAGTTTAAATAGTCCCATGTTGTTTCCTCCTTAATATGTCTTGAATGTGGTTCCTACTCCCTTGTCGAAAATTATAGGGTGGATAAGGCCTGAGTATAGAATGGTGTTATTATCTCCGTGGATCTTGATTTGTTTCACATCCAAGTTAGTAATAAGCACCGTGGTGTTGTTTGCCTCTATGGAGATAATCCTGGCCTCTACGGTTACATTACTCCAGTCGTTGATGATTAAGGAAGTCTCGTCCGAGACTCCTACCTCTTCGATGCATCCCGAGAGGAATGAGCATATAGCCAGAATTCCTACCATTAGAAGTTTTGTCTTACTTTCCACTTTTATCCCCCCTAATAAATGAAGGGAGCAGGATTATGCCTGCTCGTTTACGAATATAAGGTCCTCATCGAATTTTTTAAGTGTAGTGGTCTTGGCTCCGTCCTGAGTGTAGACTTTTTCAAAGTCCTCGATTACTTTCCGGGCGGCTTCCTTACCGTTCTTTGCGATTATTTTAAGGAGGGCTTTTCTCCTCCTCTTGGCTTTGTCGTTTGGCTCATAGGTGATTTCCTTTGTGGCCTTTGGGGCTTTAATGGTTTTGGCCCTTGGGGCTTTTCTTCCGAATACCTCGTCGTTAAATTCCTGCTCCGAAACAGGGATGTAGATTGAAGGGATGGGTCCGTTTGCGAGAGCAAAAATGTCCTCGAAAGCTTTCCTGCCGTTTGCTACGATAATTTGGACCTTTGGGTACTTCTCCTGGATAGAGGGGAGCACGATTGGAATTACTCTCCTACTGAAGGTTTGAAGGAGAAGGGTAGCACTTGCTCCACTCCCGTTTTCTTCTCCAGGGTAGTAGAGAGCTATGATAAATTGGGTCGTCTTAACATCGTTCCTGTCGAAAAAGGTTGTTTGGTTGTGGTTGTTTCCAGTCATTTAAATCGTTCCTACCTTATAGGCATACATCTATAGTGCGTACAAGAATATAAAGGTTACTCAAAAAAGTAAAGAGGAGAAGAAGAAGTATTAAAAAGGATATTCCGAGAGGTCGGTACTGGAGATTACCTGATCAATGAATATCTTTAACTTAGGATCTGTAATGGTATCCTCGAGAGACTTAAAGAGAGAAACAGCCCAAGGATAGGTGAGTAGGGTGAGTTCCCCGTGTTCCTCTTCGATTATACCTGCCCAGATACCTTCCTCCTCCTCAGTATTAACAAGGAAGTTGGTTAGGACTCCTTCGGGCATAGTGAGCTTCATAGTGGACTCACTTAAAAGATCCTCGTCGTCGTTACCTTTGATCCATTCTTTGAGAGCCTGCCAGGTGGTAGGCTTTATGCTGAACAATAATCCTTCGGTCATTATTAAATTCCTCCTTTGGTTACTATACTATATGGAGTACAAGTTTAAAAAGGTAGGTAAGAATTAGGCCCCGAGGATTTCTCTCCTCAGGACTAAGGCTCCGATCCTGGTTACTTCACAAATCCTGTTGATTTCCTTTCCGGTGCAGACGATTAAACCTTTCTTAGTGAGTGAGGCCATGACTGTCCCGACTGAGGCCTTTTTGGTGGATTTAACACTTCCGCTAATGGTTTTGGATGGGATCTTAATGGTCTCGGCTGCTTTGAGCCAGGGTTCGGTTACTTCGTGGGCGGGATTAGAATAAATTCCGAAACAAAGAACATCCTTCTCGAGTGGAGTGAGGTTAATGATAGGGCAGGGGTCGTTTTTAACCAGTTCCCGAAGCTTTTGAACAGCTGGGGGGATATGGGGTTTAGCTTCTACTTCCTGGCCTTTAAGGAGTTTAGACATGAGTTTCTTGTAGGTTACCCTTTCGGTATTAAGAGGGTCTTTGCTGTAGTCTTCCACGTTATAGAAGGCGAGGATTTTATCTTCCTTGATGTATTTAATGACAAGGTCGAATCCTACTCCGGTCTCGATAACGGAGGTGTTAATTACTCCTTCCCGAGTTTCTTCATTCCATTCCTTAAAGACAGTAATAGTGGACTTGTAGGTTACGTTGGTGTTCATCCTGCTTACGAATTTTTGTGCGTTTCTCCGCCAGTTTGCCGTCGTTTGAATCCTCTCCTCTTTGGTATATTGTCCCCTTAATTTATGAGACAATATACTATAAGGAGTACAAGTATTTAAGGGTAGCTCTGTACCTGTAGGAGCTTAGTCTTTGTGGACCCAAACAGCTAATCCATGGTCGGATATAAGACGGGCAGCTTCCTTAAGATCGCTCTCCACTACATATACATTCCACAGAACCAGGTCGGTTCCTTCCAGGAGTAACTTAGGCATATAAATCTCTGGAATGGTCTCTATGTGATTGTTTCTGAGTAAATTGGAAAGGATATCCAGTTCATGTGAGCAGGTTCTACAGAGTAATCTTTTCTTCATCTCAGGCCTGCATACATAGAATTCCTCTCGGCCACAGGCAGTTAGGCCCAATATCCTTCTCCGATCAGGATATGAATAGCTCCTTAAAGAATCTGTAGTGGACTTAGATCTCTCTCGCTCCTCGTCCTTTAGCTTAGCTAAACGCTCAGCAATAGCATCTTGAGCTATTTTAAGGTCCATAGCTAACTTACTTGATTCCTCCTTGAATAACTCATTAGTAAGATCTTCCTCATTGAATGAAGGGTCTTTAAGAGACCCCTCGTTGTCCTTAATAGGCGTATATTATTCCTCCTTATAGTTGTTTAAAGCAGTGGTCACAAAACTCCTTCCCGTGGAGGTGAGGCAGTGAATTTGAGGTTATGGCGTGGGCGGATTTGGTGAGTTGACCCTTCTTTGAAATCTTTTTACCACAAGTGTCACAGTAGTGAGTTTCCTGATATACCCCTTTGACCTTCCTTACGATGGTGGACATTTACTCCACCTCTGGCCTTATGAAGACATGGTGGTGGGATCCTTCGTGGATGACGAATTCTCCTCGAGACATATACCAGTTGTCGTTCCAGTTTTCGTTGTGGTCCTCTACTTCGGTGTGGTGATAGGAAGCTTCTCCCCAAGCGGTGTTGATGAATGTTCCTACTTTTCCCGGGAGTACTATGGTGGACATTTAAGCCACCTCCTGGGTGTATATGACTTCGGATCCTCCCTGGCATTTGAGAGAGAGGGCTTCATTCCTAGCAGTCTGCTCGTCTGGAATTCCGGTCCTCTTGAACTCCTCCCCGTAGATGTGGTAGGTGATTTTGTAGGTCATTTAAATCATCCCTCCTGGGAACCTTGGAACTACTACTTGAGCGGTGGTTTTGAGAGTGATGGTTACTTTCGTTACAAGGGTGTCTCGAGCGTTTATGATTTCTTTCCTGTCGGTGTAGGTTGTTGTGTATATCATTGAAATTACCTCCTTTGAGTTAAGGCATACTACTATAGCGAGTACAAGATTAAATACTTCACTCACACCTTATAATCAGGGTAAATGTCCTCGTAACGGAACTGCAGGCGTTCTGGGTGTTTCTTTTTATGACATTTAATACATAGTACTCTCAGGTTATCGGACCTGGAGTTAGTTATGTCCTGGTCCTCGTGGTGAAGGTGAATTTGATTTCCCATATAATTGCATTCTTCACACTTCCTAAGGTCTCTTCCGGTACGTTTTAAGACAGCTTGAGCCCTAAAGAAATAGGCCCTTCTGGAGGTGGGTTTATAGGTAGATATAAACTCAAATACTCCTGGAGTAATCTCCACTACATTTGATATCCTACCCATGAATCCACCTCAACAATAGCACAGGGAGAATTTGGTTTTGGCTCCTTCTTAGGTTCCTTCTTAAGTTCTCTCATGGTGGCCCTAATCTTATACCTTACCATGTCCTCGGGCGATAGACCCACTCCTATAGTAGTACAGACCCTGGCCTCTTTGACGAATTTATGCCTGATTCCTTCGTACATGACCAGCTGTCCGGTATGCTTAGAAATTTGAAGAACGGTGGAGACATTAACTCCAATCCCGTCTTCAAGATCAAAAAGAAAAAGGTTTAATTGTTTATTCCAAGAGGCGCGGTTAGACATCTTACTCATCCCTGGTACACTGCTTAGGGGACTTGTCGGTCCTTATGCGAGAGTATCTGGGGTGTCTTAACTTACCTATATTGCCCTTCTTGGTGGTTTCTCCTCGGCTCATGGCTTCTACCTCTAAGACGAGGGGATTCTCCTTAGTAACTTCTTGGGCTTTGGCAGTGAACCAATCCCTGAGCTCGTCGGTTAATCCTCCTACATTGGCTATTTCAACCATGTGGCCTTCCACGTATTGATAAGTGACCAGGCTTCCTACTTTACCCCTGTTCTTTCCGGTGCCTTCGTTATACTCTCCACACCAGATGACATCCTCGGTTATAGTTGGCTTATACTTGTAGGCCTTGAAGGCCTTAGTCCGATCCTTAAGAACCACTCCCTCGAACTTATCCAGGAGCAGTCTCCGGATCAAAGCATCTTTATGACTCTCCTCGTAGTAGGTAGGAATTACTTGGAACCTTTCTCCCCTGATGAAATAGGAATCCACCACTTCTTCCAGGATCCTCCTCCGGAAAGCATAGGTTTCATTCTCGAGAGAGGTTCCATTGTAAACCAGAATATCGAACGCCATGAATGTAGCAGGAAACTCCTTAGCTAAGGCCTCGATACCGTATTTCCTTGTGAGTCTTGGCTGAATCCATTTGAACTTCTCTATCTCCTGGCCATTGAAACAAACCAGCTCCCCGAGGATCCTGGTCATCCCTGATTTACCGGCTTCCACAGGGGTAAAGTATTCAACCATCTCGGGGAAGTTAATATTATATACCTGTTGGTTGCCGTCCTTAAGGACTCCTCTTCCCCACAGAATTGGGGCCTTTCCTTCCTTCTTAGGGAAAAAGTCTGCCATGCAAGCGGTTCCGTCGAACTTCCTTTCACAGGAGTAGATCCGGTTCTTAGCAAGTTCTCGGACCTTATTGAGGTCATCCATATCTTTTAAGTCAGGGAATTCCATACCTGGAGTGGCCATTTAAGCCACCTCAGGGATTATAGTTAAGAAAGGGTCTGAACCTGTGCGGGGATCAGAGTGTCCATCCTCGTGGAAAGTGTAAAGCTCTCCACCTACCTGTACCACAAGGCCCTCGTAGGATATATGAGAAACAAGTCCCATGGTATAGTTGTCGTCTCCATCCAAAATACTTACTTCGTCTCCTGGGTGGAGACCTCTTAAATAGTTCTCGGTTATGTCCATTAATAAATACCTCCTTTGGTTAGTTATTACAGGATGTCAGAGTATATAATAGTTACTCTTTATTAAATAGGCAGATACTTGATTGAATTGTTTCTGTCCCATGGAGCCTTTTTAGAGGGCACTCCTTGAGCTTGTAGGGGGGTAGGTTAGCAATTGTGCAGCCTTTAGTGGGTGCATTGGCAGTATACTTTAGATACTGGCATCTTACTTCACTGCACCGTTTAATGCTAGGCTTGACTCCTTTATATAGACCACTCATACAACCTTCACCTCCCCTGCATCCAGGGCAATTGCTACTATTGTTGACTTTAGAAGCTGGGCCAGTATGGTATCAGCCCGATCCACATAGAGATTAAAGTCTCCACACATAACCCGGTCTGGCATCAGGGTAGAGAGCTGGAGAATAACTACCCTGTCAGCAGGGACCCCCCGGTATTTTATCATTTTCTCTCTTTCACGGACTGTAGCCACCAGTATAATACCCTTAGAATCCTTAAGGCATTCCTCGATTAGAAGTTTGGTCTTACCGCTTCCTCTTCCTCCTAGGATGGTTAGTAGAGCCATTTAGACCACCCTGAAAGTAGCTGATACTACTTTACCCTTAGCTGCTGCTATCTCACTCTTCATCTTAGGAATCTTCCGAATGAAAGACTCACTCATATCACGAGCTATCCAATCGCAAAACCCCTGATTTTCCAGCTCCACAGAGTGGAAGCGTTGGCTGAGATTAAACCGGATGGGTAGGTTTCCCACATTCTCAACCTCGAACTCCACAGTACAGAGGAGGTTGAGAGTTATAGTCCGAGGCTCCTCCTGGGTAGCAGTGAATCGATACTTTGCGAAATCCCCGATAAAGCTACCATTTATTGCGGACTCAAGAAGGTCAGTTTCCCCTGGGATACCTATTGTGGAACTTCTCCTCTTTAAATCGTCCCTATTGCAGTCGTCACAGAGCCCAAAGGCTCCTTCTTCAGGGGTGGTGGACTTACCACACCTTGAGCAGCAGTAAGTCTTGTGAAGGTCGTTAAGGGCGCACCAGGACTCATGCTCTCCGGTGGTGCTTCCACAGGTACAAAATCTCTTTTCAATAGCCATCTATCTCATCTCCAGTAGTTTTGAATGAATTTAACAGTTTATCCTCTAATTCGGGTTGTTCAAAGATATTACCAACTACTTTAAGGTCGCCCTGGGGCTTATCCAGGGGATATTTTAGTACCGGACTAAAGGTTCTATATGCGTTAAAAAACGACATTCCTTGTATAAGGCTAAATTGTATAAGGAAGTGTTCCTCGGTAGACTCTCGGTAGATAATGTCACCGAAGTATATAGTGGTGCCATCCCGGTCCAGTAAGGTAGTTGAAGCAAGAGGTATCAGGTTAGGTAGTAGACATCCAGCCTGAGGGTGATAAACCATTCCATCGAAGGGGTTTATCATAACCACAGGAGGTTTGACCTCATATCCAACCATCACAGAGGGTTTGGGATAAATCATCCAGCGATTCTCAGAATCCCATATCCTGAACTTCCTCCCTGCTACTTCCTGTATGAAAAGTTTCTCAAGATTAGTTACCATGTTTCCTCCTATCTCCTTCCTTTGCTAAATCCACATAGGTACCCACATAAGGTTCTCCATGGTGTTATTAAGTTTGTTCCCGTCAGTGTGGATTACACATGGGTGATTCTTAGGATTGGGGATAAAAGCCTTAGCTACCAACCTATGGATGAACTGGGAGTCAAATCCCCCAGTTCCATCGGATAATACCACAAAGGCAGGCTCCTTTCCCCGGTAGGTAATATCCACGAGATTCTTTGAGTGGGCGTCTCTTACTCCACCAAGTGAAGATACCTCATAGTTTTCAAACCTCTTTATAGGAATCCATTTCTCCATAATAACTCCTCTGAATTTACAGACTTGACTCTCTTGTTAAATAGTTCATTGTAGAATAGGTACTTCTCAGGGTTAGGTTCTCCCAACTCCACCGAGAAAACGAGCTGTTCTGTTTTTCACAGAACCTTGAACCTGCCTGGCAGTTGATCCCTATATAGCATCCACCACAGGCATTACAATCCAAGCATTGAGGTCTTAAAATCTTTAGTCTATATTCCATTGATACCTCCTTATTTTTAGGTACTTATCTATAGGCTGTCTGTTTATTTAAATGTTATCTACATTGTTTCCCCAGCCCTTTCCACAGGATCTTCCACAGAGATATCCTCTTTTTCTCTTTTTAAATTAATTTAATATATTAATCTATTAAATTACTAGATCGCCGGATACGGGGTGGTATGTGTTGGCTTAAATTTTAAACCGGCCTAAATACCGTTAGGTATAGGCGGTTAAATTTAGCCAACACTCCGTATCCAACACTAGTGTTGGTCCAACACTTTGAGTGTTGGTCCAACAGCCAACACTTTAAAACAAGTAACAAGGGGTGAAGTGTTGGAAATGTTTAGGGTGTTGGTCCAACACTTCAGTTAAAATTCTTTTGGAAAGCCAACAATATTTACGGCCAACAGCCAACAGCATCTACTGATACCTGTTCCTAAAAAACGGCCAACAGCCAACACTAAAAGCCAACACTAAAAACCAACAGTGTTTTTATAAAGTGCGATGTTAAATTATTAAAAAAGAGGAGGAAAAGAAGGAGGAAATGGGAGATTATTCTGATAATACTATTTTATCCTGTTCCGTCTTGAAGACCTCCTCCTCTGTGGTTAGTTCCTCTACCAGTCTTTTAGTTTTCTCAATGGAAAGGTTAACTGCCTTAGATAATCCCCTTAAACTAAGGCCCTTCTCATGCTCCTCGAGGGCCTTTTTGATCTGATCCTTAATGTTCTCATCGGCTTTGACATTGACCTCTTTAACTTTACTGATCCTGGTGGTAGTCTTCTTAATTCCTACCTTCTTCTGTGGACCTGTGGGATAAAATCCTTGGAACTTCCACCCACATTGTTCGCAGGTATACACCTCCGTTAAATCCGATTCGGTGTCTCCAATATAACTTGACCATCCATTCTTGCACAAGGGATTAGGACACTTTAAGCGTTCTATAACCTCCGTTACAATTGGAACCTTAGCAGGTACTTCACCTGGCTGTGGAACTCTCGCTGGGTTCTTCTTCTGGTCCTTAAGGCCCACACCAAACTCCACTACATCCGAGAACTCTATATCCAATTCTGCTCTCATTACTTTTATCTGGTTCTCAAGTAGCATCTTCTTGTGCTGGTAATAGTTTTCCCTTGCCTTCTGAATACCACCCTGGATGTCATCCTCACTGGGAATGTCCTCCTTCCATATCCAGATCTTATCTAAGGGAACACGTTCCTCCTTGGAGAGTTGTATGGCTTCGTTCATCACGAACTTATCATCGAAGAAGTCACACTCCCCCTGTAGTCTTTCTCTTATCTCTCTGATTAGTTGTTTCTGATTTACGTCCATGGTATTATCACCATATTAAATAAGTAGATAAAGGATATAAACATTGACTAACCCCTCCCCTGATAGGTATAATTTTGAGTTTCGGGGTGTTTTTCCCGGCCTCTGCAGTGTAAAAAAGAGAGTGCTACCCTGATAATACACCAGGGTAGAGATGGTTAATTAGGATCTTATATAGCGGCTTGAGAATCCATGCTGTCCGCACCATTCATCCGAAAGGACTACTGGGAAGCCTTCCATAGTTGGTGCATTCCTATGGCATTTACCGACCAGGTCTGGATGGGGCTCTTTTGATTTCCAGAACCTACAAGTCCCGCAAGTGGGTGTCGTCTGATCCGCCTGGCTGTTCTCCGAGCCCTGATTAGCGTCGGTTACTACCACAAAGCATCTTCCTCTATCCACCTTCTTTTTATCCTCAATTGCCAGATGCTCTTTGAGAGAATAAATATACCTCATAAAAGCCTCATCCCCTCTGAGAGTAAGCAGGTATTCTCCCTTTCCTTTCTCCACTGATACCTTTACCTCCAGGTCTCCAAAACTCCTATAGGTGGTGGATAATCTCTCAATCAGGTCGGTAACCCTCACCGACATCCTCCAGGTGTCCTTCGATTCTTCTCCATTCAATACCATAATCATAGAGAGAAGGTGGGGGTTATCCCCTCCTCTTATACTGTTTATCAGCTCTGATATTTTCATTTATTTATTCCCTCCTCAGTATGGGAAGTTCTGGATACCAATCTCATCCACAACTCTATCCTCATCATCCTTAAACTGGTTATAGGACAGAGTAAGGTTATCATCACTTACTATGACGTTCGGCTCGGCACCATCTGGTAAAGCCAAAGTGGCGGAGACAGGTAAGTCCCCATATACTTCCATCATGTTCTTTAATCCTTCTATCAGTTCTGATACTTTCATATTACTTCCTCCCAAAATAAATAATGTGGAGTTCCTCGGTTGTATCGAGGAATAACTCCGGATGGTTCATAAATTCTTCGGTGTTGTCCGTTAAGGATCCAGTTAGGTAGTTCCTTGCAGGTGTCTCGTTAGTGGTCCAGAAGTGGTAGTTGAAATAGACCTTATCTTCCCAATCAGTGATAGTGTAGTCGAGTTGGTAGAGCCCGTCATGGATCTCTAGCTCTCCGTTTATTAGCTGATAGTTTACCATGTGAGTAACCTTATCCTGACAGGTGTTGAAGAGTGTTACCCTTCCCCATTCTGGGTGATTCCTAGTATAATCTATGGTATAATCATAGCAAGTCCAATAATCCTCCGTATGTTTAGATACTACCTTTACTCTTTCATCGCCGTATGCTCCTGCTGGAATGACCAAAAGGAGGATGGAGAGGAGTGATAATAGTTTCTTACTCATCGGTAAGGACCTCCTTGACTCCTGTGATCCTTTCCGTCCCAGCCTTGAAAACTTTGGTCATAAGGTTGAAGGTATAAGTCTCCACCACACCAAAGCATAGCAGGTTTCCATTCTGGGCAGCTGCGAATTCGATCTTCCCCGAGGGGAGAGTTTTCACCTTTACGGTTATGTCTTTTAGGTACAAGTTATTTCCTCCTATTGGATTACCAACCTTACTTATGCTGTCTTGTAATTTAAGGGTTCCCCTGCCTATTAAATTAGGATGAACTTTAAATGGTATGGCTTCCTTAAGTATAGTAATTAAAAATCGAAAAGGAGGCCACATCATATGGCATCTACAAAATTACCAGAAGAGAAAGCAATATACTCAGTAACAGAGGCTTCTCATCTCTCGGGGATGACCTCCCCAAGGATTATGAGAAGGATAAGGAACAAGACGATCGAGGCCTGGAAAATCGGATGGGTTTGGGTTTTGCCCAGAGTAGAGGTAGAGAAACTCAAACAGGAGATGGAGAAAGAGAAGGATAATAAGGAATCCGATTAATTGGGGTATTATCATGGACGGACTTGAAGTGGTAAAAAAGGTCTGGGAGGACCAACCAAAGGGGTATTATTCCCTCTCCTGGAAGCGAGGATCTTCCTGGGGTGACGAGTTCTTTAAGTCCATATCGGAGATGGAGACGTGGTTAAACGGAATAAAGGACGAGCGAGACCTTTATTTTTGCACAACAACCCTTAGCAAACCACAGAGGAAGAAGCAAAACGTCCAGGCCTCAAGGTACTTGTGGCAGGACTTGGATGCGGTAGATCCCAGGGACATTAAACCCAGACCAACCATCGCTTGGGAGAGTTCTCCGGATAGGTATCAGGCCCTATGGAAGCTTAACAAGGCTTATGACCCTGAGGACGTTGAGTTTATTAACCAGGCCCTTGCAAGAAAGGTTAAAGCGGATCATGGTAGCTGGATTCTTACCAAAGTCTTAAGGATTCCAGGAACACACAACTATAAATACATCGAGAAGCCTCTGGGTAAGTTATTATGGGACGACGGAAAAGCATACACCTATGAGCAAATAGAGAAGGTTACAGAGCCAAAGACGGTAAGTTCAGAAACAATCTTAGGTAAGTATAATAATAAGATTCCTGAGAAAGTAAGGAACCTGTTAACCGCTAAGGAAGTCAGTGTTGGTTCTAGGTCGGATACCCTGTGGTATATCGAGCATGAGCTGGCTAAAGCTGGTATTCCTTTGGAAGAGATATATGTTTTGATTAAGAATAGTCAGTGGAACAAATTCAAAGGCCGGAGTGATGAAGAGACCAGACTCACAAGCGAGATATCCCGGGCCTTTGAGGATGAGATAATAATCGACAAGGATGGGGAAGTTGGAGGATTTAACGAATTAAGCCTCGAGCCGGACACTCACCTGATGTCTGATATGGGTCTCTACCCAGGATGGTTGATAAAAGACTTTTGGACGCGGAAATCACACGGAATAGTAGCAGGAGAACCTAAATCATTTAAATCTACCCTCGTGATGGATATGATGGTATCAGTAGCTTCCGGGAGACCTTTTTTGGGTAAGTTCGAAGTAATCGACAAAGGTCCGGTAATAATGATCCAGAACGAGAATGCCGCATGGATTATGAAAGACAGGCTCTCGAAAATAAGGTCCAGCAAGGGTCTTGTAGGAAATCTTAAATCGAAGGGGAATGGAAGATTTGACATAGAGTTCCCACCAGAATTACCTATCTATTACGTTAATCAGCAGGGATTCTCTTTAAGTAATCCAAGACATCAGGAACTACTGTTGGAATTGCTTGAGAAGATCCATCCTAGACTCCTAATCCTTGACCCCTTATATTTAATGTTTAATGGGGATATTAATTCAGCTAAGGAGTTAAATCCAGCCTTATCCTGGTTGTTATACATCAAGGAGAAGTATGAACTAAGCCTAGTATTAGTTCACCACTGGAATAAATCCGGAAGCTCAAGCAGGGGAGGACAAAGGATGCTGGGTTCAACTACTCTCCACGGGTGGATTGAGTCGGCCTGGTACTTATCTGTGGTTGATCCCTCTAAAGATTCACAGGAGGAAAGTGACACAGATCAGGTGGATAAGCCCTCAGCCTCTTCTTCATTAGTTATGGAGAGGGAGTTCAGAGGAGCTGGAAAATATCCATTAACCGCCATAAAAGTAAGCATGGGAGAATTCGGAAGTGACGACTACACAGTGGATGTAGGAGTCTACAATAAGCCCGAGCCCACTAAAAAGGGAAAGGACAAAAAACCCTCAGATGAGGATGTTAGAGAGGAGATAAAAATACTGTTTGAAACCAGAACACAGATGGATATAGAAGAAGTAGAGGAATTAATCGGAGCAACCGGCTGGGTGGTTCAGGACTGCTGTAACTTCTTAGTAGCCGAGCATTATCTATCGAAGAGAAAAGGAGTTTATACCAGAATATAAGGAGTGATTAATTATGGAAGATGGAATAGTAGAAACTTTGGATTTTGAAAAATTGGATTTGGATGGAATCGACCTGGAACCAGGAAACATTGAACTTAACAGAGTACCCTCAAGTATGATTTATCACGTGTTGGTTCCAAACGGACTCTCACCACGAGAAACACAGGCCTTGGGTAGCCGTTTGAAAAAGATCTTACCTCCTTCTAGTAAGTTTTTCATCACCACCAAGGAATTTAACTTACATGCCTTGTCAAGGAATGAGATCTTCCAGTTTAAGGTAAACATCGACAAACTGGTAAGTGAGATCCTTGCTCAGGAGAAAAACACCTTCAATGGGAAAAGGTGAGTGAAGTGGATCAGCAGAAATCCATAGAGGAAAGGGATCAGGAACTTCTGGATAATCCTGTGGATAACCTCGACTCTATCATTCGCCTTAACAGGCAGGAGGTTACTCCTGTGATTGTGATTACCTCACAGTCCATGGAAGCCGCTAACTCCCAGATGCTTCATTTCATCTGTAGTGCTGGAAGGAAACTTGACTTCGGGGATGAGAAGGAACACAAATATGCCTGGGAAGCTCATGTTACCCTGCAACTTTCAGGTAAAATCCTGGAAGACTGCTATATGGGTAAAACCCCCTCTCACTTTCCAATGGGCCCTCAAGGCGTCCTGGCCTACCAGAGAGAGTATTTCAACCTCCTCAAGTGCCTGACCTTTATCTACCATTATAAGATAAGGTTGGAAGACTACCGGGGAGTAAACCAGATGGATTACCTTAAGGAAGGTGTTCGGAAATCTATCCAGTATAAACTGAATAACAATCGTCTGGTAGCTACTCTCTGGGATCCTTTCCTGGATGAAGGTACTCAGTCTGTGCCCTGCTTTAATTGGTGCCAGCTAAGACGTCTAACAGGAAATGTCTTCAGGCTTGAGATATTATACAGGAGCTGGGATGTAACGGCGGTATGGTCGAATCTCGCAGGCCTCATAAAGTATTTTGTGGATGAAGTAATTGTGCCGGGCGGTGGAGTCCTTGGTGAGGTGATTATTACCGGAACTTCCACACATGTCTACAGGCATGATTTCGACTATGCTAAGGCCATAGTAGGGGAAGTTAATTCCAGAAGACTGAGGTAATCCATGGAACTTCTCACCAAAAATTATTATAGTTACAGGGCTCCTACCCTTCCAGCGATTAACACCCTCGAGGAACTGAGGAAAGCCATGAAGGAGATTGAGGATAAGTTGGAGACTCCTCCAACCATTCCTCGATGCTATTTGGTTGAATTGCCCATAGAACCTCTGATTATCCCTTGCAAGCCCGATTTTGCTTTCATAGTGGACAAAGGAGGCCTGGATTTTATATTCCACAGAGTCTGGCACTCCTTCAAAATCGAGCCTCCTGGTATCATGGCCTTAACTGGAATAAATTCACCAGAGGACTACACCCTGGAGGATGAGATAAAAAGCTGGTACGACGATCCAGACATTACCGATATATCCCTGAAACATACTCCCCTGGGAGTAGATCTAAGGTATAAGGTAGGAGAAAGATTTGTGCGGGAGTTTATACCAAGGAAGTGGTTTAAATGATCAGATTATTAAAAGAGTTCACCACAGATTCGAAGAGTTTCATGAGTTATGAAAGAATGAGCCTAAAAGGGAGAATAGGGTTTTGGATTAGGTATCCTTACTCATTAGCGGTTTATATCAAAGTCCTCTACGTAGACCCTAGGATCCTCAATTTAGTGAGGGATTAATCCTCAGGGGAAACCTTAATAAACTATAGCAGCATCTTATAATTTGTTAGATATTAACCTAAGGAGGTAATCACATAAACTACAGGAGGATCGTAGCCACTACAAAATCCGGCGGAAGGATAGAACTCCGTGGATCTAAAAAAGCTATGGATCTTGCAGAGGAGAAACTGAAGGTAATCCCCCAGATTAAGGATGTCTTCAAAATCTCCTGTACCCAGGAGGATATGACCCTTCCTCCTAAGGACTATAAACCTCAATTCAGAATCAAGAGGTATTGGTGTCCTTATTGTGGGGAAGAGAGAAGGTTCCTCGATATATTCGGAGGAGACTACCTAAATTGTGAAGTCTGCCATGTTTCTGACAGGGAGTTTAATGTTAAGACGGTTAACAAACTCGATCCAGTCGGAAAAGCTGACTTCAGAGCTCGGAAGAGTGCTAAGAGGAGTACGAAGCTGGATAGAAGATCCAAACTCAAAGAGTTAAGAGAAGCTACCCAGAAGGATGAAATCGCTAAGAAAAACGAAATGTATGGAACTAACGAGGAGGATTAATCATGGTAGAAGTAGAAGAAATATTCGCTGAAATGAAGAAAAATATGGAATGCACCCAGGTAGTTACTATTGGGCACAAAGACACCTATAAAGAGGGAGAACTTAAGAAAGAGTTTTATTACCTTACCTTCTTCAACAAAGCTGGAGTAAGGTGCACTATGAACTTCACCAAGACCTATGACCTTTCGGAGTGATTGACACGGCAGTAATAATTTGTGGATTTGACAACACCGGAAAGACCACTTTGATTCAGCAACTAATGGAAACCTTTCCACAGGACCTGGAGATGATTAAACCTCCAGGCCCATGGCCTTCTAAAGAGGTAATGATGGATTGGACCGAACCTTCTCTACAGAGCATTAGAGACGCCAAGCCCGAGGATAAAATCTTCCTCTTTGATAGATACCCTCTTATCTCAGAACCGATATATGGTCCGGTAATCAGGGACACCTGTCTTTTCACTCCAGAAGAGTTGAATGAAGGATTTGAGGTTCTTATGTCAGCTCCCCAACCAATTATCTTGGTGTTCTGTCGTCCTCCAGTAGAACACATATTAAAATTCGGGGACCGAGAACAAATGGAAGGGGTAATCGACAGAGCTCACAGACTTCTGGACGCATACGACGCCTCCATAAAGGAGATTTGCAATAGGATTTATTACCGCACCCTTCCAAAGGATAGTCCAAATTCCTCATTGGTGCTCTTCTTCTATGACTGGACCGAAGGAAATGATTGGATACTTTCATTAATCAGGAACCACATAGAACAGGTAAGGAGGAACACAGAATGAATGTAAATGATATACTACCGGAAGACATGTTCGAAGACCATAAATTCAAACTTCGAACCATTTTTGAAAAGCAGAAAGAACTCATGGTAAAGTACCACCCCATTGAAATGAGGAGTGGGCTTAGGATAACCGACGAGTGCCCTATTAACCTGCATGACGGAAAAGGACAGGTTCTTATAAAGGATTACGCCTGGAGATTTACAGAGGAGATAGGAGAAGCCTTAGAGGCCTATAATCTCCACAGAGATAATCTCACCCACCTTAGGGAGGAATTATCCGATGCTCTGCATTTCCTCACCGAGTTGACCATCCACGCTGGATTAACTGAGGACTTCCTCTTTGAGGACAAAACCACAGAGAATCCCTACAGGATGGAATTACTCTTCATCCAGGCCGTAACCACACTCTCAGAGGATCCAGATATGCCCGTAGGGTTCAGATATACCTTTAAGAAAGGTGTTACCTATGGGAACTTACTCATGGCCTCTGGACTCACCATAGAGTCCATGTCAAAAGCATGCAACTGTTTGAAAAACAAACCTTGGAAACAGTCCCAAATGACAACTGATATTAACAAGTTCAACAATTGTCTAAAGGAGACTTGGATAAGATTCATAGGTCTTTGCATAGTAGCAGGATTAGGGGAGGAATCACTCTTCCTTATGTACCTCAACAAAAACGAGGTAAACGTCTTCAGACAGAGAAGCAAATACTAAGGAGAAACCAAAATGGCCTCAAGTAAGAAAATCGAAGAAGCAGTAGCAGAGAAGAGAGGAATGAACCTTCAGGATGATGGAGGACCAATACCAGCCGCAATAGGTGGAACGCCAGTAGAATACTCAAGAGGAGCAGTAGGAGAAACTATGGACAAGAAAGCAGCAAGAAACATGGGAAAGAAGATGTTTATGGTAAAGGGAGTGGACAACACCAGGATGTTTAACCTGAAAGGAACCCACTTTGAGGTGGAGGACGGAATCATGTACCTCTATGATGAAAACGAGGCTATCGGAGTATTCGGCCTAACCAACTTCGCTGTAGAGATTAAGAAAATAGTAGATGCAGAGGAAGTGGATTAAATGGAAGGAACTCCCGAGGTATCTGTTTCCCTTAGACCAGGAGAGGTCATAGCCGGAATGGACGAGCTAGGAATAAAGGTAGTAGCCCATGTAATCATTGAAGAACGCCACGAGTACAACCTTACCAGGAAACAACTGGAAGGAATGAGGGGCGAGATGATAGTCCTGAAATGGGGAAGAGAATCCCTTGGGAGTCCTAAGGCCAAAAGGGTAATGAAGAAAGGGGCACTCTACCAGTTAAGGAAGTAAGCATGGATGATATTCGAACTAAGTGGGTAGAGCTAGTTAGGAGACTAGCTCTCAACCCTAATCCTGACCGGATGATAAGTTCGGGGATTAGGTATTTCAGGGATGTTACTTTTGAAATTACTGGAGAGGAATGGAACAACGGTTTCCCAGTTCCTCTTGCTGATTTAGGATATGAGGGAAAGAGTACCAAGATAA